TATGGAGAATCGTTTTGGCTGCATTTCGTTGCTGTTTGGTTTTTGCTGAGTCTAATTTAGCAAACCCTTTATTTACCTTGGTGATACGATTCTCATGCCTCTTTTTGCCGGCATCTCGTTCGGTCTAGGACCATTAATAATAACGCACGAGAAACAGCCAACAAAGCTGGGCTTCAGACAATAAAAGATAAGTCTCTTGCTATTGGGAAAAAGATTATTGGGCCTTCAAAGACCGAACGAGATGCCGGCAAAAAGAGGCATGAGAATCGTATCACCAAGGTAAATAAAGGGTTTGCTAAATTAGACTCAGCAAAAACCAAACAGCAACGAAATGCAGCCAAAGCGATTCTGCATAAGGTCGGTAATGAAAAGCTTGCGATGGCTGATTCTAAAATGGCATACACTACATCTAGAGGAACCCGTCTTGTCGCATTTTGGATGGGGCCAGGAGCCGCTTTAGGTGCAGTAAAGGTTGCGGACTATACTCGTCGATACGCCGATCGAAAGTATATTAACTCGGCTAAAATGGCGTGATGCTTTATGATTATTGAACGACCGTTTAATGACCCATTCAAAAAGCCTTAGACGACGAAGGAGGTGAGATATTTTGGGAATTCTAAGCCGAGTAAAAGGAGCATGGAACGCTTTTCGATTGGTTGATTCATATTCGAACTCGTCAGACATCGGTACGCCAAGCTATAGCAATCGATTTGATAGGACTCGTGTTAGTTCATCCAATGAGGGTTCTATTGTTTCATCAATCTATACCACGATTGGGATGGATGTTGCTGGTGTAGATCTTCGGCATGTTAAAGTTGATAAGACGGGTCGATATGAAGATGATATCGATAGCCCATTGAACCGTGCACTTAACTTTGAGCCAAACCTAGATCAGGGACCTAGAGCATTCAGACAAGAAATTGCCACTACATTATTTGATAAAGGTGTATTAGCCATTGTCCCAGTGGATACTTCTCCAGCTCCTTCCGATGGTGAATACTTCGATATTTATACGCTTAGGGTGGGGCATATTGTCCACTTCTATCCGAAGCACGTTAAAGTTAGCGTGTATAACGAAAAGTATGCCCGCCGAGAAGAGCTTATTCTAGAAAAGCGATTTGTCGCTATTGTTCAAAACCCACTGTATGCGGTGATGAATGAAGCGAACTCTACTCTTCAACGTCTTATTCGTAAGCTAAACCTTCTGGATGCTGTCGATGAAGCCACAGCCTCAGGTAAGTTGGATCTAATCATCCAGTTACCTTATGTCATTAAATCTGAGGCACGTAAAGAGCAGGCTATTCAACGTCGTGAGGATATTGAGCTTCAACTTAAGGGTAGCAAACACGGTATTGCTTACACAGATGCTACTGAGAAGATCACCCAGCTTAACCGCCCGATCGAAAACGCGCTTCTTCCTCAGATCGAGTTCTTAACCGCTATGCTTTATAGCCAACTTGGTATCACCGAAGAGGTTATGAACGGCACAGCTGATGAAGCAACGATGCTTAATTATCTCAACCGAACCGTTGAGCCTATCGTTGATGCAGTTATCGAAGCTATGCAGAGGTCTTTCTTAGGGCCAATTGGGTACGATAAAGATGAGCGAATCCTATATTTCAAGAACCCGTTCAAGTTGGTTCCTCTCTCAAACATGGCTGAAATTTCGGATACATTTACTCGAAACGAAATCATGACTTCGAATGAGATTCGAGGTTTTATTGGGCTTAGGCCTTCTAAAGATCCTAAGGCTGACCAGTTAATCAATAGCAATATGCCTCAACCAGATCCAGCGGCGGTTCCAGTTGACCCCGCACTTCAAGATCCGGTAATTCAGGATCAAGCGGCAATCGACGCTCAGGCACAAGAACAACTTGCCGCTGATCAAGCAGCACAGGATGCAGCTACCGCAGCAGCATTCGATGAGATTAACGCTGCGTTGGATCAAACATTTAAAGATTTGGGGGTATAGCAGTGGATGACGAAGTTGAACATCTTATTCTTGAACATGCGGACATTCCTGTAAAAAGGATCTATAACCCAGCAAAAGCTCACGAATATTACATAAAAAACCGAAAGCTTAAAGGGCGTCAAAAAGCTAAGTTTGTAATCGGGCCTAAACTGCCCACTAAACTTCCGCCTAAAACGTTAGTTAAGCAACCTACTAAAGCTCAGCAACCGGTTAAAGCTTTACCTTTAGCGCCTAAAACTTTACCTAAAACATCCCTTGCTTCCGCTAAGAAACCATTAGCTAAAGTTAAGAGCGCAGCAGAAAGGCAACGGGAACTAAAAGTCAAGGTTGATGAGCTTAAGGGTCGTCTTGACATACTTAAGGAAACTTTGGCCGGGTTAGTTAAAGAGGCTAAAGCTAAGACCGAAGCCAGCGCCGGTACTACTTCTGCTACCAAAGACCAAGCGGGTGGGTCTAAAGGGGCTTCTGGTGGGGACTCTACTAAGTTAACCTCGGCCCAAAAAGCCGATGCGGCACAGTCTTCAAAAGAGTATTACGATAAGAATGTGAAAGATAAGGGGGGTACCTCTTCTCTCGCCGATCAACAAAAGAACCTTACTGAGAGTATCGCTAGGATTACAGAAAAGATTGCTAAAGTTCGTTCTGAACTTAAGGGATCTGTTTCTTCAGCTAAAACTCAAGCGATGTCTAAACCTGGAGCAAAACCGACTCCTGGTTCGCTGGCTCAGAAACCAAAACCCGGAGCATCGGCGCAAAAACCAAAGCCAGTTCGTAAAACCGTACCCATCGATAATTACGATCTAACAGGCTACGATTACAAAAAGGGTAAATGGTATGACCCAAAGGGTAAGTATGTTGGAGATGCTCAGTATGAAGATTCTCCAATTAAATTAGCTCCAGGGGCCAGACTTAAACCCAAACGCAAACCTAGACGACGTAAGACTCGATGAGAAAGGAAATCAAAATGGAAGCAGATTTTAGCGGTTACGCCACCAAGGCTGGCCTTAAGTGCACCGATGGTCGAACCATTCTTCCGGGCGCATTCAGCCAGCAGGATAAGATGCAGGTTCCGCTCGTTTGGCAGCACGGCCACAAGGACATTGAGAATGTCATTGGTCACGCCATCCTTGAGAACCGAGATGATGGTGTTTATTGTTATGGGTTCTTTAATGATTCACCCAAAGCAGCCCATGCTCGTAGTGTAGTTGAACACAAAGACGTCACCATGATGTCTATCTGGGCCAATGAACTTATTGAGCGCTCTAAGCGTGTTATGCACGGTGTCATTCGAGAGGTTAGCCTGGTTCTTTCTGGCGCTAACCCCGGGGCACTTATTGAAAACATCACCATTCGTCACAGCGATGATGATTTTGAGGTCCTTGATGAGGAAGCTATCATTTTCACTGGACTTGAATTTGAACTTGAGCACGCAGATCAGAGTTCCGCCTCTTCTAACGAAAAGACGGTTCAGGATGTTTACGACAGCATGACTGAAGAGCAGCAGCAGGTTCTTCATTACATGGTTGGGGAGGCTATGGCTTCGGTCGAGGCTCCCGTTAAGCATGACAACGTTGAGGACGATGAAGAGGTCGACCCCGACGTTGCCGCTGATGATGATACCGATGTTGACCCCGAGGATGTCGATACTGACGCCCTTGACCCCGATGATACTGATGACACTGATGCCGATAATGGCCTCGACTCTAACAACACTGATGACAACCAGGAAGGTTCCGAAATGAAGCACAACGTTTTCGAAGACAAAGACGAGAAGGACACCCGTTATTCTCTCACCCACAGCGACATCGAGGGTATCGTTGCTGATGCCTCGAAGAATGGTTCCCTTCGGGATGCTGTTCAGGGTTTCGCTCTTGCGCACGGCATCAATGATGCCGATCTTCTCTTCCCAGACGCCAAGTCGCTTGACTCGGTTCCTGAGTGGATTAAGCGCCGGACTGAGTGGGTCGGAGAGTTCCTTTCCGCAACTCGTAAGAGCCCGTTTAGCCGCATCAAGACCTACGCTGCGGACATCACCCACGAAGAGGCTCGTGCCAAGGGTTACATCACCGGCTCTCTGAAGCGTGAAGAGTTCTTCTCGGTCATGCGTCGGTCTACCGTCCCTACCACCATCTACAAGAAGCAGAAGCTTGATCGGGATGATATTCTCGACATCACTGATTTTGACGTGGTTGCGTGGCTTAAGGCCGAGATGCGAATTATGCTCGACGAGGAAATCGCCCGGGCCGGTCTTATTGGTGACGGCCGTGACGTGAGCCACGAGGACAAGATCAATGAGGGCAACATTCGCCCCATTGCTAAGGACCACGAGCTTTACACCACCCAGGGTTACCTTAACCTTGCTGGCGCTTCGTCCTCCCTTCCAGAGTTT